AAATTACAAAAGATTTTGATGTTACTAAGATAGAATATAAATTTTTAAATAGGGAAACAGGTCTTCAAGATATTGGAGGAGCTTATTTAAAACCTTCCGCTTCTAAGAGCCAAGTAGATAAAATATTATTTAATAACAGAAAAGAAGTAGACATCAATACTAATGGATCTGGATACACTATCAAAGAAGGATCTAACAAAGGAAAAACATTGGGACACATACAAATCCCAACTAAAAATTTATGACTAAAGAAAGACCTAAACCAAGCAATCCAAATCCTAAATAATGAAACAATATATTTTTAAAGTATACGCTGGTTTTTGTCTTTTATTAAAAGACTGTAAAGGTGACAAAAATATGGACTCTACACTACAGGACTGTAACCCTTTCAGATATAGTATTGATATTTAATTAATTCAGATGAGGGGGGTATTTATGTACTCCTATTCTTAAGTTACTATACCAACCTAACCTGGAGAAATAACATGCCTAAGAGAAAAGAAGATACTATCCACGATATCCTAGACAGAATAGAAGAAGACCTTATAGCAGTAAGAGATAAGGTAGATGAACTTGAATCTGAGGATGGTTACGAAGACTCAGACGAAGAATAGTTTTTAAAACAAAATGGACAGGGAAGATATCTTTCCTGTCCATTCTTATTATCTTTATTTGTTAACCACAACAATAAAGAAGTCGAATTTTACCCAATTGCAAAATTCCTTTTTAGTATACAGATTTTTTTATTTAAGCCAAGTCTTTATTTCATCGCCCATAGTTTTAGCGGATAAAATTAATTTTTTATCTAAGGCGGATACTATTTTTTCATCTACCGTATTCTCAGCAATAATATCTATATATAGAACATTCTTAGTCTGCCCAATTCTGTGGGCTCTATCTTCCGATTGTAATCTCACTTCTAGGTTGTAGTTATTAGAGAAATAAATAACGTAACTAGCAGCGTGTAAAGTTAGTCCATAACCACCTACCGTTGGATTGCCTATAAAGAACCGAACCTTGTCGTTATTTTGAAAGTCAAAGCACATTTGTTTACGAGCATCTACTGAGGTGGCTCCATACATTGCCACACAGCTTTCTTTACCGTATTCTTTTTCTATTTTTTCTTTAATGTCCTCAATGTTTTTAATATAGGTAGCCCAAATAATGGCTTTACCATTAATCTCATCTAGGACGGTCATTAGTTCATCTAATTTAGGATTATTGAATTCTTCTATTACCCCATCGTCATTCTTAACAAATCCATTAGTTACCTGATGGAGCCGTAGTATTTCTGTTAACTGATTATTGAAAGATACCGTGCTATCGTTCAACACGGTCATAGCATGTTGCTTTAACCTATCGTACACTTCCTTTTGCTTACCTGTTAAATGTACTTTCCTCTGTTCATATACTTTAGGGGGTATATCTAAACAATCTTCTTTTTTAATCCTAGTGCTAAACGTTTTAATTTTTTGCTCTAACTCACCTAAATTTTTATAAAACTTAGGTATCATAATCTGAGTATTAACACCTGTATAAATAGATTGCATCTCGGCATATCGGGAGCGGAAAGCATAATACGAATCATATCCAAGAAGTAACGGAGATAAAAATTTACATTGAGTGAATAAATCTAAAGGAGATTTGGTTACAGGACTACCTGTTAGAATACGCCTGATCACGGCTGACGGAGCAAGCTTTAATATGTTCTTTGTTCTTTTTGCCTTTTGATTTTTAATACTAGTAGACTCATCAATCACAAAAGCACTTTTAGGATGTTTATTAAAAAACATCATAGCACCCTCAGTGCCGTTCTTAGTAGAAAAGGCCTCTACATTCATCAACAGAATGTTTAAATGATCAGGGATTATTTGAGTCATTAAATCATATTTTGATTTTTTAGTGCTATTCCAAATTTGAATACAAGTTTTAATCTGGCTGGATAAGTGATTCTGTATCTCCGTTTCCCACATGGAGTAAACAGATTTAGGAGCTACTATTAAAGCCGAATCAATCTCTCCCTTTAGATAAAGAATACCTAAATTATCTATGGTTGTTTTTGTCTTACCCGTACCCATATCCATAAAGAATGCCCAATTATCTTTATTAGCACAATCTTTTAAGGCATCTAATTGATGTTGATAAGGTAAAGTTTTAAATTGATATTCCATTGAAATAGTTTATAAACTTTTTATTGACATGTGCAACAATTAAAATATAAGGAGGATCAATATGGATTTTGAGAATATATCAATAAACGTAGACGAAAATAAAATAGGTACCATAAGTGAAAAGTGCAATGAACTATTAAGTCTACAAAAAGAAATTGTAACTAAGAAAACAGAATTGTCTGTCGTAGAAGACAGGGCAAACCTACTTCAGGAACGGGTCATACCCGACTTGATGCAGGAAGCAGGAGTGAGTTCTCTTAAACTTACCAATGGGAGTTCGGTAGAAGTTAAACCTTCTATTAAAGCCTCTATAACTTTGGATAATGCCGAGAAAGCGTATTTATGGCTTAGAGAAAACGGACATGGTGATATGATAAAGAATACACTTACTGCTTCTTTTAATAAAGAGGAGGACGGTAAAGCGTCTCACTTAATGAAACTTTTTGAGGAACAGGGATACAACTATCAAAGAAAAGAAAAAGTTGAACCTATGACTTTAAAAGCATTTGTATCAGAGCAAATAGAACGTGGTAAGAACGTACCTATGGATTTATTTTCTGTATACATATCCAACAAAACAACAATTAAACAATAAGGAGAAAACATGAGTGACGAACAAGTAAAAAGTGTTGCGAAAAAACAAAACACTGAAGTAGCCCCTGTTAATTTAGAACAGTTCGCAGAGCAAGGATTTGAAAATGTAGGAGCAAACGATATTGCTTTACCATTTTTAAAAGTCCTAGGTCAATTATCACCTCAAGTTACCCAGGGTGATTCTAAATTTTTACCAGACGCAAGACCTGGTATGATCTACAACACGGTAACCAATCAACTGTATGATGGTCAAAAAGGAATTCAAGTAGTTCCTTGTTATTATAAACTGCAATATATTGAATGGAGAGATAGAGGATCCGAGCGATCTAATGCTCCCGTAAATATATACAGTAGCGATTCGGATATTATGTCCAAAACTACTAGAGCAGATGATAATAAAGACAGACTGGAAAATGGTAACTATGTAGAAGAGACAGCAAGTCACTTCGTTCTTTTGGTGGATCAAGATCTACCCCAAGAGACTGCATTAATTACTATGAAATCTACTCAAAGAAAAAAATCTAAAAAGTGGAATTCAATGATGATGTCTGTTAAGGCAAAGAAAAAAGACGGATCCATTTATAAGCCCGCACCGTTTACTCAAGTATACAACGTAAGAACTGTACTAGAGAAAAATAGTTTAGGAGCATGGTATGGATGGGATATTACTCATACATCGCCAGTGCCTAATGCGAGCATATTAACTGCTGCACATGATTTTTATAAGTCATGTTCGGTAGGAAGCGTTAATGTTAAATATGATACTGAAGAAGGAACAGAAAAAGCTCCTTTCTAATGAAAGACAATTTAACAATCTTGGAACAGTTCAAAGAACTGTTCCAAGGCTCCGCTACATATTATGGAGAATCTAAACCAACGGGTCAGAAAAAACCTAATGGTAAATCCGAATATAAAAGCTGGATTAATCAAAGACCTGTAACAGATCAAGATTGGCAAAACCATATTGATGGAAATAGACATATTGGATCTGTTCCTATTAGAGATGACTCTACCTGCAATTGGGGAGTTATCGATATAGATAGATATAATATTAATCATGTAGAGTTAATCAAAATTATAAGAGAAAGAAAATATCCTTTAGTTCCTTATAGATCTAAATCAAACGGATTACATTTATTTATTCATTGTAAGGGAGTAGTTCCTGCTAAATTAATGCGTCTAAAGCTGATTGAGATTGCAAGTGATCTCGGAGTAAGGGACGAAACTACCGATATTTATCCAGCACAGGATGTGGTGGATCTAACTCCTGAATCATGGGATGAAAAAAGAAAAGGTAACTTTGTTAATCTTCCTTATCAAAATGCAAAACGGTCTACTCGTATGGCAATGTATGATGACGGAAAGAGTGTTCCTATAGAAGAATTATTTAATCACGTAGAGAATTTTAAAGTAACGGAAGCAGATCTAAGAAAAACAAATGCGGAGGCATCTTCCGACCCCGAGACAAAAGACTATCCTCCTTGTGTTGCCCACTTTATGAAAAATAAAGTTAAAGAAGGACAAGGCCGAAACGATGCTATGTTTAACTGTGCTGTGTTATCTAAAAAAATTAATCCAGACCCAGATTACTGGCCAGAATTAGTGAGAGACTTTAATAAAAAAGTTGGTGAGCCCCCGTTAGACCCTAAAGAATTAAATGTATTAATAAATCAGCATATTAAAACTGATTATAATTATAGATGTAATTCTTCCATTGCTAAAATGCATTGTGATGCAAAGAAATGTATTACTAAAAAATTTGGTATTAACCCTAATGAAGCAATGCCAGATGTAGGTAAGTTAATTAAATATAACGTATACCCAGAACCATATTGGGTGATACCCGTAAATGGAGTAAATATTAAATTAGATAATAAAGAGTTATACGCTCAACGGTTATTTGCAGAGAAGCTACAAACAGCAGACATTGTATGGAGAAATTTAAAACAAACTAAACAGAACCCAGACCCTTGGTCTGATTTTAAAGATGAATTGATTAAAAATAAAATGGATATGGAAGGGTACGATGCCATGGCAGATAAAGACGACTTGTTTAATTCTAAGATGGTTCAATTTTTTGAAGACTGTGAGGTTCATGAAGAATTTGATCAAGTGGATAATGGTTATATTTGGATAGATAATCCAAATCCATCTAAAGCCACAGAACTAAGATTTAAAATACAAGCCTTCCAAAGATTCATGAAGAAAATGGGAAGTAATTGGAATAACAGAGAATGCACTAATTTCTTACAAGTAGGAGGAGCCGAGCCTAAAAAGAAACATGCTAACATACAGACCAGACATTGGAGAAGTCCTATGCCTAAATTACCTGAATATAAAAGGAAAGAAGTAAAACATGATAAATCAAAAGCTCCATGGCAAGACAATTAAAATATTCGGTCCTCCTGGAACTGGAAAGACCTACCAATTACTAAGAAGAGTAAAATGGTTCATTAAAAATGGTATCCATCCCTCTGAGATAGCTTATTTTAGTTTTACTAATAAAGCAGTGGACGAAACAGTGACTAGATTAAAGTTAGCTTTACCAGATTTAACTGAAGATGATTTTCCCTACTTCAGCACTATTCATAGTTTTGCTAGAAGGCAGTTCGCTCATATACCCGTGCTAGATCCAGCAGAAGACATGATTCAATTTCATTCTGATTATGGAACTATAAAGATTAATGCACAAAGAGGATTTGAGGATCAAAAGGTATTTAATAATTGGTCATTACAGATATACGACAGAGCACGGAACACGAAACAGGATCCAATGAAATCCTATCAACAACAACCACGCAAAGAAGTAAGAAGAGCTCAGTTTCAATCTATTATAACGGCTTACGAAGCATTTAAAACTATTGAGACCCATCCAGGAGTAAGGGAAAAAGATAAATTAGATTTTACGGACATGATCCAAAAATTTATTGAAGAAGGAGTGTCTCCTAAACTAAAAGTATTAATGGTTGACGAATCTCAGGACTTAACTCCATTGCAATGGGATCTAATTATGAAATTAGCAGAGAATGCAGACAGACTATATTTAGCGGGAGATGATGATCAAGCTATCTATGAATGGAATGGTGCAGACGCAGATTTTTTTGTTCATTTTCCAGGTAAGATAAAAATATTAAAACAATCTAGAAGAATACCAGATAGAATACATTGTTTTTCTCAGTTGTTATTGGTTCCTGCCAAAGGATTTAGACAAGAGAAAGAGTTCCATCCAAGAGCAGAAGAAGGATCCGTTCAAACTTATTCTAGTTTAAAGCATGTGGATTTTACAGAGCCAGGTAGTTTTATGGTATTAGCTAGAATTAGAACCATTAAGGAAGAGGTGGAGCAGGATCTATTCACACGTGGAATTTACTTCCAGGACGTACAAGGACGTAAATCGTTTGCGATAGAACAGTGGCAAGCCATCAAAGGCTGGAATCATCTAATGGAGGGTGGTGCTATTACTAGGGAAGAAGCATGTTTTGCATATCATTATATACAAAACATTGACCACGGCTACCGAAGCTCGGACAGTATTAAATGGAGTTTTGCTCATCCTAATCAATCCTTTACTTATGAGGATTTAACTTTGAGAGCGGGGTTAAGAGAACCTAAAGGACATTGGATAGATGCTTTTAAAATAAGATTTAAAGACAAAGAGAAACAATATTTAATAAGATTATTAGATAACCAGGTTAACTTAAACGAATCAGCAAAAATTATTGTAGATACTATTCACGCAGTTAAAGGAGGTGAGGCTGATCATGTAGTTCTGTTAAGTAAATCTAACTGGCCATCTCACTATGAGAACAAGAATCTACAAGATAAAATTAAGGAATTGAGGGTGTGGTATACAGGGGTCACTAGAGCAAAAAAAGCTTTACATTTAATCAATACTGACCATAAATACCATTTTCCTTTGGGAAAATTTTATAATAACTATAAGGCAACCTATGACAACTAAAGCAGACATGGAAAGATTATTTCCAACGTCCAGACAAGAAGGGGGAGATCATTACTCTAAACATAAAATTCAACCCTATACATTTATAACGGTTAATCATTTATCTTTTTTTCAAGGAAACGTTATTAAATACGTAGTAAGGTATAAAGATAAAAACGGTATAGAAGACTTAAAAAAGATAATTCATTATTGTGAATTAGAAATAGAAGAACTTAGAAAGGAAGATAATGAAACTACGAAAATGGTTTTGGGTAAAAGTAAGTAAGTTAGCTTGCTACTTATCAAACATAGCCTGGAGAAAAATAGATAAAAAATGAGTTGGAAAGATTTTAAAGCACAAGCTAGAATTGTGGAAGAACATTTTTCTAAATGTTTAATAAATCCAAAATGGGCTAATAGTGAACAAGATATGTTTGAGCATTGGGATGTAGAGGGAGAACTAAATGGAAAACTATTAAAATTTGATGTTAAAGGAATGAAAAAGATTAATCGTTTAGATGTTAATTATCAAGACGATATTACTTGGGTGGAAGGAACAAATGTTCATGGAAAAATTGGTTGGATCAAAGGAAAAGCAAATATTATTGTTTTTGAACGTTTTTTTTGTTGGTTATTAGTAGATAGAGAAGAATTATTACATCTTGTTATTACTAAACTAAAAGAAAATAATTATAAAAAAGGTAAAGGTATTTATATGATTTATCAAAGAGAAGGTCGTAAAGATAAGATAACTATGGTTCCTTATCAAGATATAGAACAATTAACCCATATACAAAAAATAATGATAGGAGAACCACATGACACACCAGCTTAATTTTACATTTCAAGAATCAGATTGGGTATGCCCATCTGAATATCCAGATCTATCTCACGCAAATGAAATAGCTATCGATCTAGAAACAAAAGACCCTAACTTAAAAACATTAGGACCTGGCTGGCCTAGATTTGACGGAGGTATAGTTGGTTTTGCTATTGCTACCGCAGGTCAACAATATTACTTTCCTATTCATCATGATGCAGGGGGAAATATGGACGAGGGAGTTACTGTTGCTTACATACAAGATTTATTAAACTTACCTTGCACTAAAATATTTCATAATGCCTCTTATGATGTGGGTTGGTTAAAGATAAACGGTTTTCAAATTAAAGGAAAAATTATTGATACTATGGTAGCGGCAGCGGTAGTAAATGAAAACAGATATTCTTATTCATTAAACGCCCTCGGGTTTGACCTACTAGGAGAAATTAAATCAGAAGTTTTTTTAAAAGAAAAAGCAAAAGAATGGGGTTTAGATCCTAAAGCGGATTTGTGGAGAATGCCAGCGGGGTTTGTAGGACATTATGCAGAGCAAGATGCTGCCTTAACCTATAAACTTTGGCAACATCTAAAGAGCGTTCTTGTAAAAGAAAATTTACAAGAAGTTTTTGATATGGAAATGGAATTACTCCCTATTCTTATTGAAATGCGAATGAAGGGCATACGGGTAGATTTGGATAAAATTAAAGTTCTCAAGAAAGAATTTATTACAGATGAAAATAAAATACTGAAAGAGCTGAAGGAATTAACTGGAATGAGTATTGATATATGGGCTAGTCGGTCTGTGGCTAAAGCATTTGATCACTTAGGAGTAGAATATCCTTTATCGGAAAAAGCAAAAGAACCTAGTTTTACCTCTAACTGGCTACAAAATTGTGAGCATAGAGTAGCTAAACTAGTTAGGAATGCCCGAGAGGTTAATAAATTTCACTCTACTTTCTTAGACTCTATTGAGAGATTTGCTTTTAAAGGACGTGTTCACTCTGAGATACATCAACTAAGATCAGATGGTGGAGGAACCGTTTCAGGTAGGTTAAGTTACTCCAATATGAACTTACAACAAATACCTTCAAAGAATAAAGACTATGGAAATAAAATAAGAAGTTTATTTTTACCTGAAGAAGGTAAACAATGGGGTTCTTTTGATTACTCTCAGCAGGAACCACGGCTAGTGGCTCATTACGCAGCTTCTATTGATTCTGGTCTTACTTCTGGAGCCGAAGATTTTATCAAATCTTATCAAAATGAGCAAGCCGATTTCCATCAATTGGTTGCAGATATGGCAGGAATACCACGGTCGGCTGCAAAAACTATTAACTTAGGTATCTTTTATGGGATGGGAAAAAACAAATTATCACGAGAATTAGGTATCTCTAAGACCGAAGCAGAGCACTTGCTTCAGAGGTATGACAGCAGGGTGCCTTTCGTTAAAAAATTAGCTACTGAGGTGATGAATTCGGCTAGTAAATTTGGCTTTATTAGGACTATTGGTGGCCGTAAATGCAGATTCGATATGTGGGAGCCAGTTACTTGGGGGATGTATCAATCTATGAAATACGAAGAAGCAAAAGCTCATTATGGAAACAATATAAAGAGAGCGGGTACCTATAAAGCTTTAAATAGGCTTATTCAAGGGTCAGCTGCGGATCAATCTAAAAGAGCAATGATAGATTGCTATAACGCTGGATTTAAACCTTTATTACAAATTCATGATGAATTGTGCTTTTCTATTAACGAAGAAAAAAATATTAAAGAAATCTCTACTATTATGGAAAATTGCATAGAAGGTCTTAAAGTGCCTTTTAAAGTCGATGTAGCAATAGGGAATAGTTGGGGTGAGGCTACCTAATGAACTGTTGGCATTGTCAAGAAAAATTGATTTGGGGAGGAGATGAAGACATAGAAGATAACGAGGATTATGATATGGTAAGTAATTTATCTTGTCCTGAGTGCCATTGTTATATAGAAGTTTATCTAC